GCGGTCATGTTGATTTCAGGTATCTCTACGGTTTCCATGGTCTTCCTTTCATTTGAGAAAATCGTCTGCATCATCCGTGACTTTTTTGAGCAACTCTTTCACGGAATCTTCAACCATTCTCAAACCCTCAAGGCGACCCATCATGTAGCGATACCGCTCCATGTCTGTGATGGTTCCGTTCAGGACAATCTGTTTAGATTGATCCTGGAGTTTCCTGATCTCTCTCAGAACTGCTTCTGCAAATTCAAGCATGGTGTTTCCATGAAAAGCAGACGGTACAAGGCTCCGTCTGATAGCACTCACTTAATTAGTATATCTTAACTGGGCGATTGCCGTCTCTCTTCTTCACAATCTTGTACGGACCCTGGACCCCCTTTGGAGTCTGCACTCCGTCCTTGGGCCCCTTGTCCCTAAGCGCAGGTTTAGGTTTTTTAAGCGGCATACTGGCCTCCTGGTTGTTGGGATTGATTGGCCTTGGCCTGCTGCAACTGCAGTTTTTGCAGGTTAATCTGGTTGGTCTGCTGTGCCTTTTGCTCGTCCAGGGCCAGGCGCTTTTGGTCAATGCCGATGCGCGCCTTGTCCGCCTCTGCACGCTGGGCAATTTCCTTCTCCTTGATCTGGACCAACGGATCGGGGCCTTCACCACCAGCAAACTTCTCCTGCATGTCGCGCACTTCCTTCATGCCCATGGCAATGTTGATGGCGACCATGCCTTCCTTCTGGATGGCAGAGACCAGGCGGTCTGGATCGGTCCCATACTGCTTGAACAGCTCAACTTCCATATCCTCTTCCGCGCGCAGGCGCACGTGGTCAAGTATGTGCTTTTGCAACTCAACCGCAGACGTTGGATTGGCCTGCAGAATGGGTGACATGCCCATCATCAGGTGGGACGCAATGTGCGCGTCATGTTGTTGGCCGGCAAAGGCCTTGAGCTTCATGCCGTTCAAGACGTCACTGTTCTCGGACGCCGGGTCACGGGGCATGTTGGTGTTTTGCGGCAACAGCACACCGTCAATGTCACGCAAGTTCAAGGCTGAATACATGCGGTAATACGCCTCGTACATGTTGTGCATGTTCGGAGCGCTCTGGGCCAACTGCAACTGCATCTGGGCCAACTGAATGCGCTGGGCAGAGCTGAAGATGTTGGGGTCAGCCACGGGCTGCACCGACACCATGCTGTCAAAGTCTGCCTTCTTGATCTTGCGGCTGGCCCCTGGCACGTCATAGGGGTACTCGTCGGGCATGTATTGGCCAAAACCCTCAAACAGCAACCTGAACTCCAGCGTTTGCGCATAGTGCAGGCGCTTGTGGATGCTGGACATGACCATCGAGCCGCGTTCCAAGAGCGCCAGGGTCGTTCCGACCTGTGCGTACTGGTTGCCGTCGCCAACTTGCATGTCTGCCGTGCTGGACAAGCGCTTGCCGGCGTCCACAAGGAACCCCATGAGCGCAAACAGCACTTGGCTGGGCTCTTTGTACGGCAAAGGCAACAAAGACGCTGAAAGCTCTGCACCACCTGCGTCAATGTCTCGCCATTCACCCGGCTGGATGGGGTCTGAGTCGTCCGCGATCCGCGCTCCTTTGGCCTTGAAGCCTGCAGGTAGGTTGGCGAGCGTGCCAGCGTCAATCAACTGGCGCAAGGCGCTCGTAGCGGCCTTTCCAAGGCCTCCGATAAGGTGCACAAAGCCCAAGCCGTAAGCACCGGGGCCCTCGACAAGCACGTAATGCACAAAATAATTGCGGCGGTTGCACTTTTCGTCGTTTTCTTTCCAATTCCGACGAATTCCGACCACTTTTAACGTGTCTTCAGCAAGGGTAACCACGTATGGACGCTTAATTCCGGTCGGTTCGTCGTCCTCGTCCATGTCTTCAAAGCCTTGGAGGTCCAAATCCACCAATTGCTCAAGCAAAAACACCTCTCCGATGTCATCTGTGGGCTGAATGCCTGTGACTTTGTCAATGGCTTCCTGGATTTGGCTTGCATCGGCAGGGGAGGCATAGGTGTCCAGGTATACGTCAAGGTACTCACCTGCCAAAGCACGCTTGCGGTACTCGTTTGAGTCCATTGCAATGCGGTGCGTGAGCCGTGGGCATTGGGATACGACGCTTGAGCCGTTGTACGGAATGTAAACATCGTCCGCCAGGCACAGTTTTGACACCATGCGGCCCAGTTGGTAGTCGTAGTAGACCTTCTTGAAGGTCGAGCCACCGTAGCCAGTGTAGAAAAGCTGCTGGTCAAACTCAGGCGTGTACTCTTCCATCACCGTGGTGATCTGGTAGTTCATGAAGTCTTGCACACGGCCGGCCTGCTGGAACTTTTCCACAGTCTCTTTGCCCATGATCTGCGAGCGAACAGGGCCACCGGCGGGCATCAGCTCCTTGAAGGCCTGTGCCTGGAACTGAACAATGGCCTCGGTCAACATTGGATGGGTCGCGCCCGACGCGCCACGGAAGGGCTTGGTGCGCTCTTCCATGCGAAAGCCCAACAGATCAAGGCCCTTGGCGTACATCGACTCCCAATCGGAGCGTGAGCCTTTGTCCGCTTCAAACATGGCCGACACATCCAAGCCGATTCTGGCCAAGACGTCTGGCTCAATGACCTCGGCAAGGTTGGCGTAGAAGTCCACTTCTTCAGCGTCCTGCTCGCCCATCTCCACAGTCGCACCACCATCCTCTTCAATGATGATTTCGATGTCAGACGAAGGCTCTGGTATGCCGCCACCTATCACCACCTCAAGGGTGGGCATCCGGTTCATTGCTTTTTCGATTGCCATGTGTTTTCCTTAGGGCATTTTGGAATTGGGGTTCAGGCCGTCTTTGTATTTTTTAAGCAGTGGCGTAAGCAGGTCGTCTTTTTCGTCTACTCGGGTAGGCTGCAAATATCTTTCAAAGAAATCCAAAACTGCCTTGTCGTACTTTGCTGCCGGGACGTTGCCTGTGGCCCGGCCATTTCCCTTGATCTGTGTTACCACAGGAGTGAACTCATCCATCATCACAACTTCTACAGTAGTCACCGGTCTATTTCTGTTGTCACGTAGAGTATAGACTTGATACTTGCCTGAGTTAAATGCGGCCATTTTTTCCGGTGAGTAACCTATGCCCCCTTTTTCAAAGCCTCCAACAGAGTGGCCTACGTATGCGCCCTCGGGTATGGTAGCCTTGCGGTCCTCAATGCGTTTCCAAGCAAAGCCCTCCGTTGGCCCTTCTTTAAACTGCAAAAGTGGGGCGCTTACTCCTTCCGAGAACACCGAGCTCGGAACAGCTTTGCCGTCCTCAATACGCTTAATAATGGTGTCAAAATGAAACTTTTCAGTGTTCATTTTAAATGCGCCCTGCACCGCATCCTCAAAACGGATGTTGGCGGCCTCTCTGGGAGGAAGGCGGTTTAAGTAGGTGTTGATTGCAGGGGCATTAAATACGGACTGTAAAGGGCCTCGAAATCCATATTGCAAGTCATAAACAGGTTCTCCTTTGTCAATGGCTGTCTTCACATTTTCAGAAAGCAAGTTCTTTCCTGCCTCTGTCTCGTTTTTAACAGGAACCTTTTGCCCGCCGCCAAAGATTTGATCGATTAAGCCGGTCTTTTTAGGCTCCGCCACCTTGTTAGCGTTTGTTGCCTCTTCATAGGCCTTAAACAAAAGACCTGCAGTGTCTGTGCCCTCGCCAATGACTCTGTCCGGCTCCATTCGTGATTTGGTTACCGTTCCTACACTTGTGTTGATTAACTCAGGACGCACGCCTTGCGCAAGCAACTTGTCTTGTTCCCTAGCCTCCGCTGAAAGACCCTGCAGCTTTCCTTCTTCCGTCAGTGAATAAACATAGTTTGGGTTGGCAGCAGCAGGGTCCATAGTGATAAAGTTGCCCTTAAGGCCCGTAGCTTGGTCATAGCGAGACGTGAAGTCTTCTACGGCTTCTGGGTACTTAGGGAAGAACCTTCCCTCTGGGGCACCGGGTCCCACAAAACCCTCAGGGCGGGCCCCTTCTTTGTACCGTGTCTTGCCCTGTGCCAAAGAATCTATAAGGTACGTCGGAAAGCCTTTTTCCAAATTCGAAGACAGGGCGGGCCCCTTGAGCCGACCCGCTTTAATGCCTTCCATAATTGGGTCATCTGGCGTACCAAACTGCCGTTCAAAGTAATTTCGGGCTTTCTTATCCCAGAAATCTTTAAGGATCAATGCCTGGCCTTCGCCCTGGCCCGCCGATATAACACCGGCGTCTGTAAGACCATTATTTATAAATCTGTCAATGTTACCGACATTCTCTTTTGTGCCGACAGGGCCGGTAAGAATGGTGCTGCCGGTCGGGCGGACGGCGTACGACGCGCCTGGCACAGACAACTGACGGTTGTATTGCTGGAAGTCCTTGGCCACTTCAGTGGCGGCTTCGCCTGTCTTCTGCGCCGCCTTGACCCCTGCGCGCGTGACGCCAGCCGGATTGGTCAGGTTGGACAGCAACTCGCCGGCAGTGTAGAAGCCTTTGGCTGTTGGGTCAGCAGGAGGCTCTGGGCGGACACCCAACTTGGTCATTTTCTCCTTGATGAAGTCGCTGCCCATGACAGGCTTTTCAGTGCCGTAGCCAAACGGGCGCATTGCCATCGTGGCCAAGTCCACAGGCGCACCTGCAATGTCATAGGGCAACTCGGTCACGCCCTTGGCCATGTTGATGTAGGCGTCACCAGAACGCAACTGCTGGCTGATCGGGCCTTCCTTGCGGCCTTTGCCAGACTTTGGTGTCACAAACGCTGGACGGGAAGCTGCGTCAATCTCCTCTTGCGACAGCTCCCCCTCAGGCTTTTTTGCTTCACCACCTTCTTTAAAGCGCTTCTTGGTCAGCTTGTTCTTGGTCAGCGTTGGGCCTTCCAAGGTCGGCGCGCCAAAAGTGTCAGCAGACAGGCCCTTGGCCTTGTTCTGCGCTGCACGGATTTTGATCTGA